CGTTACCGCATCGACAACCGGAACGAAAAAACGATGTCGATCCGCCTCCTGCTAAAGCGCAAGTTCCAGACACTTCTTAGTAGCACGGACGTTGTTTATGTTTCTAGTCTGAGTGCAATCAAGCATGCCATGTTGGGCAACACTGCGGAAGACAATGCAGATCTTGAACGCGCTAATTACCACTGGGGAATTTGCCGCGCTATCCTTGATGAAGAGCTTGATGCCCACAGAGGCGCGGCTAAACCCAGAATCAATTTCGACCCCTCTGGTGTGGGAGCCTACACCAACAATATGATGTAACCCCCAATTCAATGATCGAATACATTACAAATAACGCAGAAGAACTTTTGCAGATTGCAGCCAGCGTAATTGCGGTGGCCTCACTAGTCGCCACCATGACTCCTAACGAATCGGACAACAAATGGGTCCAGAGAATCTCAAGCGTCATTAGCTGGCTTGCCCTCAATGTGGGCAAGGCTAAGAGCAAGTGAAGACCTTCTTTAAGTTATTAACTGCTGCTTTACAGGCTTATGTCGAATATGTGCGACTGCAACGAGACCGACATCTCGACGCTCTCGAAGATAGGCTTGATGGCCTTGCTTCCATTGGCGACCCTCATAGCAAGCTGCTCATGGAACGGGTCGCAAAGCGCATCAAGCGCGAACGCCAGCGCATTATACGATCCGCCGACAGTGACGCTGATTGAAGGCAAAACGTATGAGTTCTGCGAAGGGAGTTTGGTGGGGCGAAAAGACCACAAGTTCCACAGCGACTACTCATATCGCCGTGCGGTTATTATTGGTGAAAAATGATTAACTACCCTAAAGTCATCGACTCTCTAGTTGGCATGGCGGCTCCGATGCTGGGCCTTATCACAAGCATGCAGGAACAATTTGAGTATTGGTTGCGTGTTGGTTCTCTTATTGTGGGCATCGCTGTTGGCCTTGTGTCTCTTTACCGCGTCATTAAAAAATGAAAATTGGTCTGGCAGTTGGGCACTCCCGTCTAGGAGACCAAGGCGCATATACGACAGGCGACTATGTCCTTTCGGAATGGGACTTTAACCGCGACATGGTTCGCCGTATTGCCCATGTTTTAAATGTAGACCACCGGATCTACGATACATATCCAGCTAAGAGTTATGTAGGTGGCATCAATTACCTGTCTCGTAAGTTAATCGAAGACGACATCGACGCAGTTATTGAGCTACATTTTAACTCAGCCAGCCCATCCGCCAAAGGGCACGAGTGGCTTTATTGGCATACTAGCAAGGGCGGAGAGAAACTTGCTTCTACTCTACGTGATGAGATGGAGCAATCGTATCCCGAAATGGTTTCACGGGGCATAAAACCGCGAGGCCCCAAACAACGAGGTAGTTATCTACTCCGCAAGGTGCGCCCTGTAGCGGTGATTGCTGAACCGTTTTTCGGGAGTAATGAAGAAGAGTGGAGAATGATTAACAATAATCGTGGGAGGCTTGCGGGTGTGTATGCCCGCGCGATTAAAAACTATGCAGAAGGATGAGCCTCCCCAAGAGCATAACTATCGGCGGTGTTCGGGTCCGAATCCGGCTGGGAGATCTGGGAGATGATGACTGCTACGGGATGTATTCCCATAGACGAAAACTTATTACCATCGATAAGACCCTCAAGGGTAAGGAACTCCACGACACCGTGCGGCATGAGATGCTTCACGCTAGCCTCGCCATCTCTGGTCTCAGTTACTCAGAATCTTACGAAGAGGAAAGTATAGTGAGGTGTATGGACGAGATCTATTTCCCAGCTTGGGAAAGGTTTACTAAACGATTTAACAGTGAATAAAAAATCACGAGTCAACGAAGCGGGCAATTACACCAAGCCGACGATGCGACGCCGTTTGTTTAACGAGATCAAACGTGGAACAAAAGGGGGCAAAGCAGGACAATGGTCAGCACGGAAAGCCCAGTTATTAGCTTCTCGCTACAAAAAAGCGGGGGGCGGTTACAGAGATTAAAGATATGAAAAAATTCAAACCACATATGATGTACGATAAGTCGGGCAAGGGCCACAAAGCAAACACCCACGAAGACCACCTTGCTATGAAGAAAAAAGGTTTTGGCCACACTAAACCCGAAGGCGCAAAAAAAAGAGCGGCTAGATTTCTAAAGAAAAAAGACAGTTACTGATGGCTAAAAGAAACCCACAGAAATCTTTAGATCGTTGGACAAAACAGAAGTGGCGCACCTCTGATAAAAAGCCCAGCAAAGGAAAGAAAAGATATTTACCTGATGCTGCGTGGGCTTCTCTGTCTTCTTCTGAAAAGGCCGCAACTAATAAAGCTAAAGCTGAAGGTAACAAAGCGGGTAAGCAATTTGTTAAGCAACCTAAATCGATTGCTGATAAGACCCGCCAATTTAGAACTTGAGCCAGTTTCGCCAGCTAAAAAACCGATTCGTCCTGTTTCACCCTAACAAGGAAGATGTCGCGGAGGCTTTCCGAAGGTCTCAGGCTTTAGGCATACCACCTAATTCCTACACTAAAGGGGCAGGCCGGATGACTGGGTTTTTGGGGGAGGTTGCTTTTGGCAAATATATTAAAGCCGCAGAGCATGTAGGTGAGCAGTGTTATACCCATGACTACCTTTTCAATAAGAAGAAGGTGGACGTAAAATCTAAAACCTGCACGACTCGTCCCCAACTTCACTACATCGCTAGTGTAAATTCTGCGAACAAAGATTTAAAAGCAGACGTGTATTTTTTTACACGGGTCCACAAAGATTTTTCAAAAGTCTGGCTTTTAGGGTGGGCTAGTCGCCACCACGTCACTAAGCCTTTAAATTTTAAAAAGAAAGGCGATTCAGATGAAGAAGGGTTTACCTATCTTTGCGATGGGTATCACCTCCCGATCAAGGCGTTGAGACGGCCTGACTCGTTTGAGTCATCACATCGATATCGAAGGAAGAAGAAAGGCTGATTTCCCAAATCTTGCCACCACCTCTACCTTTAGATTTGATTGGTCGAACGTGGGAATTGTTTTTCCCAGACTCTTCCAGAGTGGCCATACCTCGCCTGACAAACTCTAGGTTGTTGGACATGCCAACATTCCTCCCGTTGTTGAAGTCATGCAGCGCGACTTGGAATTCTGTCAAGGTGCCCGTCCAATAATCCATTTCGTCGTTTAGCTCGCGGCACCTCTTCACAAAGAACTCTACCAGTTCTGCCACGGTGCTTCTGCTACTGTTATCGTAAGCGGCATCAGCAATAGTGTTGTCGATAAAAGACTGCACTCCAAAACGACCCACGTCTTCCACTTCTTTTGGGATCACCCAGTCCATAAGGAACTTAGCGAAAAACGGCAGCTCATCCTCGATGGTCTTCTCAAGTATAGAGTTACGAGGGAAATTACTTGTAGCGTTGTCCCTGATACGTAGAGCCATCAACTTGTCCCTGTTGCTACTGTCCAAAGAAGGTATCACCGACAAACTGTTAATGTCCATGTTGAGAGACATCACAACTCTACCCGTCCACGGGATGCTCATTGCGTCAGCGTATTTAGCCTGATACTCAACACGAGGGTTTGCTACGGCCCTTTTAATCAGCTCAGTTGCTTTCCGTTGATCTTGGAATGAAGCAGCAGAAGTAGTGTCGTCAATGACCCACGTTGCTACACGGCCCAGATCCTTGTTGAATTTTGTCTGACCAGACAAGTAATCAGAAGCGTCAGCATACCCACCCACTAATCCACTGATTACCCTGTTCGACAACAACGACTTCCCCTTATTCGTTGGACCCACTAAGAGTAGAGCCTGCCCTTGTACGAACTCCCTCTCCAGAACGGACATATAGAACCGCTTCAGCCACGAGTAAAAGTAATCCAGAGCAGGGCTAGAACCGCTATCCACAAAAAGCTGGCTCAACCACTTATCCAAAAAAGGCCATTTTGTTTTATCGCCGTCCGCATCAGGCTGGACTGGATCAATGTTTGCACAGTTCAGAATCCTGTGCCCGTTGTAGCTCACCACCCGATCCCCTGAGAACACGACGGGGGCGATCTCATCGATTCTGTTCTGGTTGCTTACTGTTAAAATAGCCGCCTCTACTTCCGACAGTGGTTGGTTCTTCCTTGGCTTGGCAGTAAATCCAGCCTGCCTCAACTCTAGGATAAGTTGGTCACGGGGAATAGACACAGCACTGTTAAAGAGCACCTTAAAAAAGCTCCGACCGTTAAACCAATACTCGTCAAGTAGCCCCGCCAGCTTCTTCTCTTCGTAGTCTTTTACGAACCCCGCTCCGAAGATGTCGCGCCACGACATGAAGCCCTTCCCCGCTCTGTCGCTGTAACAGACGATACCGTCCTCCACGACCTGACACCCGTCTCTGTTTATACCGTCATCAATCCAGAACAACGGGCCGCGAGAACCGATCTCAAAATCCCCAACCCAACGGTTTGGAAAACGAGATTCTATTTCTTCCGCTACTGTGCTGATGGGTATAGACGTGTCGCTGGATTGAGGCGGCTTGTCGGACACCGCTTTAGCAAGAGCTGCCTGAACAATAGATGCGTCAAGCGGCTCTGATGTTTTTACCCAATCCTCCCCCAGCTCAAAATACTGATTGGCTCTTAACGAAGAACTATCAAACCCCGCAAACAACTTGTTCAGTTGCAGAGATTTCATCATGTTCAACATGAACGTATCGAACAGCTCAGGCTCGATAGGGATAGGCTCTTTGAATTCCCACACCAAACGAAGATACCCCGACTGTGTCTTAGATCTCCATGTTGGTAATTTTCCAGCCCCGCATTTGAACTTGATGTCACTGTCTATAGCGGCCCAGTCAACCGATGCATCGTAGTCAGCAACGACCCCATATATTTTGTGTGCTGGGTTATCGTTGCTTACACGCTTTGAAGGTGCCCTACCTTCGACACTAGAATAAAAGACATGATCCGTTTGAGCATCCGCGCACCACTCCCTGTAGTCGGCTTTAGTTGAGAACGAAGGCTTCTGTTTCTTTAACTTGCTGAGATCAGACGTGTAGTGTGCGCTGTTATCACGTAGATTTTTGAGATAACGGTATTTCATTTCTGGTAACGGGTAAGCATTTGTCCTTCTGCCGCCAAGGGGATATCGGGTATCCATGTCGGCGGCGTTGACATGATCTCGATTGTTCGCTCCAGAATTGATTCTGCTTCATTTTCATCACATTCAATTACGACCTCGTCGTGGACGTGAAAGATCAAGTTGATTCCATCTTCTTCCAGCCTGACGATCATGTCTGAAAAGATGTCTCGTGCAAGTCCTTGCGATAAATTTTCCGCGACAACCCCTCCCCAGAGTTTCATGGGTAGCCTCTTTCCATTACGGCTGACAATCGCCTGATGACTTATCTGGTCATTTTGCTTAACCAGTTTTATCCTCCCATAGTTAATGGTGCGTCCTGACGGAAGAGGTTCATCGTAAGGAACTCTTGTGTTGTAACATTGCCTCAATTTGTTGTTAATCCTTCGCCAGAGTTTCGGGATGGCATAAAGCCTGTCTCTGTAAAGATCTACAGCACCCTTCGCCTCATCTATTGGCATGCTATACATCTCAGAAAATTTAGTAGCTCCTGCACCATACCCGCACCCTAAGACAATAGCCTTTACCTTGTGCCGTAGTTTAGGAGCCTTCTCTTTCAAAGACCCTCTGCCCTTCGCCCACAAGCCCATCCTGATCGCAAACGCTTCGTAGATATCTTCGGTGTTCTCTATCTCATCTAAAGTATCTCGGTCCCCTGCGAGCCAGCACAATGTCCGCACCTCAATTTGTGACAGATCAGCCACCACGAGCTTCTTCCCTTTTGGGGCGCAGATCATGTGGCGCAGGTTGACCCCGAACATCTCATCGCGAGGTAAGTTCTGTAGGTTAAGGTTACCGCCGCTCCCAGAGAAACGGCCAGTGTGTCCCCCCCAATACATCAATCCGCCATAGTAACGACCATCTGGCAGGGTAGCGTAGTCAAATGCCTCCAGCTTTTTCTTGAGTGCGTTGATACGCCTCCAGTTTGTAACGGCTTCAACCCACTTATACTTATGCCCAAACTGCCTTAACCATTCCTGAGCATCAACATCATTCTGGGCTAAGGATTTAGGTGGCTCCAGCCCATGATTGTGGCATTCTTCATCGAAAGCTGCGCGACTAAGTAGTGGTTTTTCTCCAGCCCACGGAATAGCCGACTCCGCTTCAAAGAGTCTCTGGTTAATTGTCTCCAGTTGCTCTTTTAATAAAGCTGCGTCCATTGGCAACCCCCGCTGGATAATCCTACGGTTGGTTAGACTGATAAGCTTTTCGCGATCCGGCCATTGCTCTTGATATTTCTGCCAGAGTTCTAAACACAACACGGAGTCCTTTAAGGCGTAGTCACTAACTTCTTTTTGGAACTCTTCCGGCATGTTCTCCCACCTCTTCGCAGCCATGTTGTCGCGAGTAGTCTTAGAGATATCTAAATCGAAAGCTTCTGCCGTAGCGTTTTTCAACGACCTCGGAAGACCACATGCAGCGGCCATGTCAGCAGTGCAATGCCACTCTGCAAAGTCAACTTTCGGCCACCATCCTTTCTCTACTCCAAAGAAATAGAGCGTTTCGTCGAAGGATGCATTATGGGACAGAACACGGTTTCCTTCAAGTAGGCCCCATTCAAAATCTTTAGGGTGACCTACAAATTCGTAACCGTTGTCGCCCACAACTGACACCATGTAGGCATCAAAGTCAGGGTGGGAAAAATACCCCAGTGGGCCTAGCCGCTTGATTGAGCAGCTCTTATCGTAATAGGACTCAAAGTCCAAGGCATAGGATTCCATGTAATCATAAAGAAAAGCCCGCCCCGATGGAAAATGAGTCGGGGCGGGCTATAAGGGTTAGTTACTCTTCATCGAGGTCAAGCTGGAGTTGCTCCTTGTTTGACCTGATCTGGTTCTGCAAAGCCTCGCGGACACATTCTAGTTTCCGCAAAGCCCTGCAAGCTGTCTGGACTTTATCCTCAAAGTCCGCAATGGTGCTGTTAATCATTTGAACTTCTTCTTTAAGAAGCTCATTGAAATGCTCCGTTGCGGAAGGACATTCCGTAATTTCTGTATTCTCTTCCATTACGAGAAGGTTCCTACAAAAGTTTTTACGGCATCTGTTGGCTCGTCCTGAAGGACGGACAAAGATGGCGCAAACCAGCTATACTTACCACGGCTGATCAAAGAACTCTTAAAGTTCCATAATCTGTGCTGCAATGATGCAGCCGGATTGAAGGCTGCGAATGTAGCCAAACGCTTGAAAGTTTGCCTGTAGGCATCCTTACTCACGTTCATCCTGCCGATAGCGTAGTTATCATCCCCAATCGGGAACGGATACGCCGCATCATTGTCAGAGCCTTCCGGCTGCTTAAACAGGACGGTAATCTCCGCGAATTCAAGCATGTCATACTCAGAGGTCGCTTTGATTTGATCTGCCTCTTCCTGCGTGTAAGCAGTCTGAGGGATCTCGTCGCTGTCATAATCGATGTTCTCGCGCCAACCCTTAAGGGCAGAGAGAACAGTGACAGAGATTGCTTCATCCGCTTCAGCCAGCACATGCTGCTTGTCGAGGACAACGGCCCCTAGCGGGGCCTCAATCTCGGAGGTCTTCTGAACGATGTTGACGCGAGGCACGTCAATATCAGTAGAAGAGATTTCAAGTCCGCTGGCATTTGTAGTGGCCAGCTCGCTCTTGGGGACTTCCGCTACTGCGGTCGTCGTTTCGGTTTCTTGTTTCTTGCTCATCGCTTAATTGCTTCTCGCTTCTTGGTTATTGACTCACGATTGAGAACCGTTCGTCAGAGGTGTGGATAATGCCCGCGCTTTCACAGGCGTCAATGAAATATCGTTCTAATATTTTTTTCTCTCCCTTTACTGCCTGAGAGCCAACGAGTTTTGCGATCTTAGAAAGAGGGAAAGACCCCAGCTCCAACACGGCAGAAGGCTCTAATCCGAATTCTTCCGCTATCTTCGTAAGCGTCTCGTTGTTGGTAATCTTCTTGGGTCTACCCATTGACCGCAACTTAAGCCCGTCCAGCTCTACGCCACCCAGCGCAGCTTCTTTAGTTCGCTCTTTAATACGAGCCGCCCAGTTCTCCACGATCTTGGCGATGTTAAAGAGTTCTGACAGACGCGCAGGATCGTCAATGTTTTCCAAATCTACGTCAGGGATCGTAGAGTCGAGCTTCTTCGCTACATCGAGAACCAGCCCACCCAAAGCAGGGCAAGCGTCTTCATGTTTGCAGAACCGACAGTACTGAGTAGGTGTGCAGTCTTTAAGGTCTATCTCTCCTTTAGCCCACTTAGGCCGAACTTCTTCGCCTTTCTTGATAACGTCACTCAACTCTTGAATAAGGCCAGCTAAGTCATCACGACTGAACGTGTGGTGCAAAGAGTCGTTATGTTGCGGCACATAAAACACAAAGACGATCTTCTCGATATCCTCGTATTTCTGGAAAGCCCCGACTGCATAAGCCTTGGCTTGCCAGTTTTTGTCAGGTGGGTCGATAATGCTGATGCCTGTTTTGTAATCAGCCATTACAGCTTCGGTGCCTGACTCAAGGACTAGAAACCTGTCGCAGGTTCCCCACGTCTCTGTTCCGTCTAGTTTGACATCAACTTGGATCTCGTTGTGTTCTTCTTTCACGGGCGGGAAATTCCCCATGAATTCATCCTCCATTTCTACAATCTGATTGTAGATATCTGCCTCTTGCTCGTTATGCAGAGCAGACGAATCCCGCACTTCTAATGCTTCATGGATACGCGTACCCATCTCTGCGGCAGCACTGGTTCCATCTTTCCCCTCGTACCCCGCACACGAAGCGACGTATTTAAGACTGGATGGGCTGAATTCTGCGTGTCCTCTGGAACTATGATCTGGTTGGCTCATTGTGTAGTGTATCTATATTTTTGAGTTTATTGTTAATTGATTTCATTACGGCTTCTTCGATAGAGTCGTGGGCTACAAGGATCTTCTGAATAGCATCGCTCTTCGCCCCGTTGCGGTGGATGCGGCCCAACGTCTGAAGGTGGTTCTTAGCTGAGAACGATGGGCAGATCAACGATACTCTTTGTCTTTTCCCATTAGTGTCGTGAAGAGATATGCCCGTCCCTCCTGCTGCAATGTTCACCACAAGGACGTGTGTCTCATCACGTTGGAATTTGTCGATAGCCTCCTGCCTTTGTTCTGCTGACTGACCCCCCTCTACTCTATCGCATCCTAGATTCTGACAGAGTGTCTGCACCGTGTCGGAGAAGTTTACGAATATAACTACGCTCTTACCCTCCAACACAAGATCCTCCGCCATGTCTACCAGATCAGTTATCTTAAATGACTCCGCTAATTGGCGAGCACGGAGTATGTTTACCAGCATATAGTCGCTGTCCTCCACCGTCCCATTCTCGATATATTGCTCCACGATGTCCGGTGTGATGCCCGCTTTCTTGTAAGCGGAACGTATCTTGGAAGCCTTACTAAACTCCACAGGTTCTGTGATTACTCTGTTTTCTTTGAACGAGTCTGGGAAGTCTTCGACTGTAAGACGCTTTACGTTTTTCCCATACATCTGCGCCCTTATCGCAGGCAGGCATGACCGTTTAACAAGCTCCCATTTGCCCCATTCATTCTGCTGGCACCCGTTGCGTAACATCCAACTGTACCAGTTACTCAAATCGTTTTCTGCTTTGTTTAAAGAGTGCAGCCCCAGCATGTATCCCAACGCCCTCATCTCGGTGGGATCTTCGGCTGCTGTAGCTGACATCCCATGCACTGAGTATCCTTGTTGGATCAGCGAGATCACAAGCTGCGCGTTCTGGGTGTATGGCCCTTTGCATTTATGGATTTCGTCTACCAAGACCAGAGTGTCTTCAGGCAACCGCCATTTCATTATCTTCTTACCACTCTTGTCCATGTGGAGAGTTTTCCCAGTGCGGACCTTTTCAAAGTTGTGGATGAACTCTATCTCGTCTACTTCGCATTCGTCCATCTCCATCCCCCACGCATGTATAACTGCCTTGGGACACAGAACCGCTACGGGGCGGTTAAGTTTCTTAGCCATCATGCAGGCTATGAGAGTTTTGCCTACGCCAGTATGTGATGTGTCGCAGGTGTTGTATCCGGCTTCTTGTTGCCGGACGAAGAAGTCAATGAGATCCTGTTGCCTTGGGTAGGGTGTTTTCATTAGTGCATTGGGTTACTCAACATTGCATGCATCAACACCATGCCCAGATGGTATTTCGTAGCTTTAAAACCACGGTAGACTTTTCGATGCCTGTGCGGTGTAATCACGACAATATCGCCATTGTCCGATTGGCCTAAAATAAAGCCCAGCTCCAAGGCTGGCTGTATCGCCTTCCAATAAAACGAAGGCTTTTCTGGAACAGGTATCGAGTGTTGCTCGAAATACTGTTCGACGTGTTCTGGCTTAGTGTAGCGTGGCATGAAGGAGGGCTTTACCACAGCCTCTCTTTAACCACAATACAAATCAGTTTTTTTCTCTCTGGCCGTTGCGGTAGTAGTGAGCAATGAGGAACGAATCGATGATCCCGTCGTGAGGAACCTTACATCTTTTGTTCTTCAGCCAGTTTTCAGAAGGCTCCATTTCTTGCGCCAGTTTCAGAGCTACTTCTTTGGTTCTTCCCTTGGGGATAAAGCCCAACATTTTCTTTTGCCATTTGTGGACACTGACTCGCGCAACCTCGTAATCTTTGCACTCGGCCATCCCCAACAACTTCCCGAACGAGATCGCCATTGAGCGCACCGCCTGCGAGCTTTTCGCATGTGCCAACGGTTCTTCAATGGCTAAAACAAAAGGGGTGTTTAAATCTGATAGCCATTGGTGGATCTTGCAGATGTCAATCTCACGCTTCTTGCTGCGTCTTTGACATGGCATCGCGATCTTGTCGATCAGGCTACCATCGAACTGGGCAATAGCGCACAGCCCTCCGTCTAGCCCGTTATCGACACCAACGATCATTTCTGCGTCAGCAGAAACTGGCTAGGATGTTCCACTGATGTAGCCCAACCAGACTGGTCTATGTCAGCTCTCATGCGGCCAATGTGTTTGCCCAGAGCAATCAAGGTGTTCTGGTCGTCTGTCAGTTCCCTGTCCAACAGGTTAGCCCTGTCGAGTAACCAGTTCGCGAGTTCCCGACATTCGGTCGCGCACTTTTTTCTACGTGCTTCTCTAACAACATTTATGTCCATCGTTTACCGTTTTTTGGTTTCTGCTTCTTCTCGTAAGAGAGCTTTACAAAGGATTGCGTAATTGACGATGTCGTCGCAGGCATCTTCTACTGATTCATTGTGAACTCGCAAAGAGCCATCAGCCACGAATGAACGAATCCGCATCAGCTTGTCTTGAACACGGAGCAGGAGTCCGGTTACAGGGTGCAGGCCCAAGGATCTAGACGCTTTAAAATTCTCAAGGGCATCAGTTGCTTCGGAGCCACCAGTGTAATCACTGTTCTTCCTACGCATTATGTCCTGCGCCAGTTTTGATGTCTCTTCGTGGATTGCAAGGAGCTGCTCAGTGTTCATTTCTTTTTGGGTAATCTGGGCAGGGCGTCTTCTCTGATAAGGAACCCATCTCCATCAGGAGTGACTTCAAGGGTTTCGCCCTTGATTAACATCTGTGCAAAAAAAACTTCTCTCCAGCTAGAAGGGATAACGCGGCAGTATTTCCCTTTCACTTGAGTTACACGATAAGTAAACCTGTTATCGCCTAGCTCTTTTCGACGTAGAACCAGAGGGTCTGTAACAGACTGTCTTTGAAAAAACATTGTGCATTATGTTTTAAGGAATGCTGGAGCTGACTCACCTTTAGCATTCTCAGCAAGATAGTCAATTAAATTGGATGCTGCTGATTCGGATATATTCCAGTTATTGGAAAGGATAGCTGTGGCTATTGGATGGCTATAGCAGGATATAGGTGGGCCGTTAGGGTGATAAGCCACTCCTATGTATGCTTCTGCAAGCTCAGACAACAGGCTCAGAGTAAGATGTCCTTCGATATCTTCTGGCCCGTCGAACTCTATGCTGAACCTGTCATTCCACATTTCCATCGCTGTCCACGTCGATTATGGTTTTACCCTTCATCTTGTCCAGCGAGCCATCACCTTTATCAGCTTTCGAGTTATTGAGTATAGAAATGTCTATCTGCATGCGGCTCCCGCCGCCACCTGTCTTGGCGTTCAAGCCAAGGTTGCGCCTGATAAGTTGATCTAACTCTGACATTTCGCGCACAGTCTTCGGCCCTTTGATGGACACCATACTGTCGCGTAAAAGTTTAATCCCCGCTGCCGCGACGTAGTGTTGGTATTTATCGGCAGGGGAGTTCTGTGATTCGGCAATCTCTGCGAGGATCTTATCCTCTTCTGTGGACGCTGCCAGTTTAGCTGCGGTAGCGGCTTCTCGTGTCATCTCGTCCAGATGCACTTCAAGGTCTTCCTTCAGTTTGTCTTTATCGACATCTTTGTCAGGTAGTTTAAAACCCGCTTTCTTTGGGGGAAGCCCCAGTTTGCGGAACCATCTGCGGACAGTCCCTTGATGAACACCCAATCTTCTGGCGATAGCAGCATTAGTCATCCCTTCCGCATTAAGTTTTAATGCTTCTTGAACTATCTCGTTGTTCCCATCGCTCTTGCTTCCCATGTTTTTAACAGTAAAGTTGAACCTGATTTAATCATGCCGCCCGACCCAAATAAACGCAAGCGCGTTCTTGAGCCACGAATCGATCCTAAGACGAAAAAAATGGATGTCGGTGGGTTGTTGATTCCCCCGACAAGTTTAGTGACTTCGTTATTATACGGGTTCGCGCATCATCCGAAAATAATCGCAAAGGAGTATTACTTCTGGCGGCTGTGCGACGAGCTATGGAACCATGATGACCTGCCCGAACCCATGATGATTCGTCATCCTTGGGCAGAATTGATGATTCGTTCGGCGTTAAAAAACAAATACCTGTCTATCGGCGGGTCAGCTTCTTCTGGTAAATCCCATACTATGGCAGCTTGGGGGATCATCAACTGGCTGTCACAACCACGAGACACGCTGGTCTTGATGACCTCGACTACACTACGTGAAGCACGTAAGCGAATCTGGGGATCGGTCATGTCTTTGCTGTCCGTGATTGATGGAGCGCCGATCAAAATTCGGGATTCAATCGGCAACGCTGCCTATGTAGATGAAAAGGAGACTCTTATTGAGCGGGCTGGCTTGTCACTTATTGCTGCTGAGAAACAAAAAACGAAGGACGCAGTCGGTAAATTTATCGGCTTGAAACAGAAGCGCGTGATTTTAATCGGGGACGAGCTGGCAGAACTGTCAGAAGCTATAGTCAATGCTGGCCTGACTAACCTGTCGAAGAACCCGTTCTTCCAGATGATCGGGATGTCTAACCCGAACTCACGCTTCGATGCGTTTGGGGTCTGGTCAGAACCAGAAGACGGTTGGGATTCTGTAGACATCCATACCGCAGACGAATGGGACACTAAGTGGGGCGGTAAGTATATTCGTTTAGATGGGGAGCGCAGTCCTAACGTCCTTCTAGGTGAGACTAAATACCCTTGGCTACCAACAGCGGCGAAACTAGAAGAGGACCGAATATTACTGGGGCCGGAATCAAGAGGCTACATGCGGATGGTCAGAGCTATCTTTTTTGATAGCGACGAGACGACAGGCATCTACGGCGAATCTGAACTCACCAAGAGCGGGGCAATGGGGAAAATTGAGTGGGCGGATAAGCCGACAAAGGTCGCGGGGATCGACCCCGCATTTACGAATGGTGGTGACCGGACGATCCTTTCGATTGCTGAAGTAGGATACGCCAAGAACGGGCAATACGTTTGTCAGTTCACTGACGCGATCCACCTCAACGACGATGCCACTAACAAGGCAGTGCCTCGCACTTACCAGATTGTTCACCAGATTGTAGACCACTGTAAACGTAAAGGGGTCAGCCCTGAGAACGTAGCGGTGGACTCCACTGGAGCGGGGGCACCATTCTGTGATGTCCTTGCAGGAGAGTGGTCGCCTAATTTCATGCGGGTGACATTTGGGGGCAGAGCATCTGACAAGCGTGTTTCCATGAACAGCCAGCTCACAGGTGAAGAACTCTACACTAACCGTGTTTCTGAGTTATGGTTTGTGGGAAAAGAACTTATGAGGACGAAACAGGTCTACGGCATCAGCTCTGATCTCGCTCAGGAGATGTGCGCTAGGAACTACGACATGATTAAAACTGGTTCCCTTAAGGTGAAGATTGAGTCCAAACCAGAGTTCAAGGCACGGTTCGGCAGGTCTCCTGACTTGGCAGACGCTGCATTCCTTGCACTGGATTGCGCCCGCCAGAGGCTAGGTTTAGTGGCTATCGACCCACCGAAAGAGGATCAGGGTGAGGGGTTCAGGAAGCGGGTTACAATTAAATCACTAGGTAAATCTCTAGAAAACCCAGAGACGAATCTGATCTCGTAGTCAAAAAGTCTTCTGTAAAACGTATGGGCACATTGGAGAGTCCAATAAGCCCACATGTATTAGAGAGGACTTTTTGAAGTCGATTTTGCAATTTGCGAAATCGCGCCATTTCTCAGATAGCTTGACGCCTCCGTTAGCTCTTTTGCTGGAATTGACAGTAAGCTTTAATAACGGTAACTTATGGGTTGTGGCAGCAAAAAGGTTTAAGCGTCTTCCTTCTGGTAGAATCCAATACATGGGGGAGTCTTATGCTGGCTTCAACAAGCCGAAAAGAGCACCTAAAGGATCTAAAAAAAAATTCGTAGTCCTTGGCAAACAAGGCGATAAGATCAAAAAAGTGTCGTACGGGCATCGTGATTACAGCGATTTTAGGAAACATAAAAATCCAAAACGCCGCGCAAATTTTCGAGCAAGACACAACTGTAAGACCGCAAAAGATAAAACCACAGCCCGTTACTGGGCCTGCAAACATCTCTGGTAGACATGGCTCTGAGAGGAATAAAATCTAAAGAAGAAGAAGATCCGTATATGCAGCCCCTCGCTGGGGTTAAGACAGTTGATATTTCAGGGGGGCAAGTTACTCCTGTCTTAGGAGATAAAGCTTCTCTCCTTAAGTCAGCAAAAACACCTTCTGCCCCTGTAGCCACTGCTCCTGTAGGACAGAATCAACCTGAAACAGCAGCAACAACTACTGGCCCACTTTCGTGGAACCCTTCTATGCGCTCCGAAGAAGAAGTTCAGAGGGGGAAGGATATTGCTGGCAAAGTACGTGGCTTGGCTAAAGAAGGGAAACTTACTGCTGATCTTCTTAAAAAAGCAAGGGATCGCGGGGTCACTGATTCAGCCTTTGACGACAAAGGGTTTGATGCGTTCTTGAAGAAAGAAGGGATTAGTCCTTCAGGAACCCTAGTAGCTGAAAGCCCATTAGCTACAAGCAATCTTCGCAGACAAGACTTTGCTTCTCAGGGAGCTTTTGATGCTGCTGTTGCTAGACAGAGTGGTGGGGGTGCCGCCCAACCAGCTCAACCACTTGGTTCGGGCAGTGCACTTAGACAAGCTCCCCGCGAAATTGGTACCCGCGCTGGCAAGTTGGCAAGTGCTGCTAGGCGGGCTAGGAGATTTGGCGCGTGGGGGGAGGCTCAGAAGTTGATGGGACAATCTTTACAGGAGAGAGTCAACCAACCCAACATTGTAAGTGAAGCCCATCGTGGTCGTGTTGCAGCGCAACAGGAACAATTAGCGGGGGCACAAAGTCAGATGGAAGACATGCAACTGAGAAGGATAAATTTAGCTAACAAGTTGTTAGCCGACAGAGAAAAAGCAGCGGGGCTACAAACAGGCGGGCTACAAACAGGCGGGCTACAAACAGGCGGGCTGCGGACGATGGAGAAACGCACTTCATACTAAACATGGCTCTTAATTTTAATAACGACATCGCTCCCCTACGCTCACAGTTCTTCCCTGTGGGCGGTATGCGTCAGTCTGAGTTCCGCCAACTCCATGCAAACTACATGCAATCGATTGCTCCGGTGCAGGAGCAATCGATTAAGATGGCTAACGATATGCTAAATATGCATCAGCAGGATTTGGCCTATCAAAGATCTCAGGAAGCCCTAGCTGCGACACGGCGAAAAGCTAAAGGAGAAATTGAAGCGATGGAGCAGATGCCTGCTCTTATGGAGAACTTGGACGCTATTCTCAACGATGATTCTAAAGACGCCTACCAACAGACCAGCGACATTGCTCGATTGCAGATGAGCATGGCTGGGGCACTGCCTCACAGCCCCGCAATGCAAAACATGTTTACGTCTGCGGCACAAACGGCACAAGCGAATGCCGCTAGAGCCAATAAAGAAGAGCAAGATTTACGCCGCAAAGAACAACGCGAAGCTGGAATCCTACATACTCTTGGTCAGGTAGGAGCACAGGATGCTATTAGGAAGCGCATTACTGACCCGTCTTCCGCAGGAGGAGCTGAGATTACTAGCCAAGAACAAGCCTACGATGACCTTGCTTCGGTCTATAAAGGGCGTTCTGAAACAGCAGCAAAGCAAAAGCAACAGGAACTTGAACGGTCTATAATTGATACTAGAACCGACAATCAACGCAAAAGGCTTCTTCAACACGAAGCCACGCTTTTGAAAATGGGGGTTGTTGATGATGACTTTGTCGCAAAATCCCTCAAAGACGGGGTAGTACAAGAACCTCAAACTACAGGCAAACTTGAGTTTTCTCCAGAAGAACGCGAACAGCTAGAGGAGATTATCTTGAGCCTCAACCCCAATCTTGATCCTGAGTTTGTGGCTAGTTCTTCTACAAAAGATGTCTACCGTGCGGCCCTCCGCACAATAAACCAGTCAGTTACTCGCCTTAACGAAGGCACTGGAGTTGCTGGTAAAACACCCACTGGCGCACCGACGATTGCTTCACATTTCGACTAATCTCTAATCTACATATCCCAAACTTATTTCAGCTATGACTGATTTTGAAATCCTTATGGGGAAGACACCGGAACCTCCGGCCCCGCTAGAAGTCCAGAAGTATTCTGAGTGGTCTGACACAGCCCCTTTAAACCACGATCAGATCCAGAACAGGCTAGATTACTCTAACTATCTTCGGGAAGAATACCTTAAGGCGGATCGATATAATGTAGGGGTTGAACAGGAGATTAGGTCTGGGTTTTCACAGTCGTTGCTCAGGGAAGGATTAGTCGCTGAAGACGACCCAGATATGCTGGAGTCGTTTTACAAGCCGCCCGCTTCGGTCTCTTTCGACAGGCAGGTTGACCTTATTCAATCTACTATTGATTTTCAAACTGACTCAGATTGGGAAACGATCACTCGCTACAAGGCACTTAAAAAAGTTGTTGAGACAGATTCAGATGTAATGCCTGAAACTGTTGATAAGCTGGAAGCAGCTAAGGCACAAGTAGAGAGTATTGTAGATAACCGTTTCGATGATGTAAAACGGACAGCAGTAAATAATGGAGAGCTTGCGTTTGCGATTGTCCAAGGAGATGACGGCAACCCTGAGTTTATCGCAGGCGACCGCGCAACCAAAAGCGATCTTATTACCGCTCTTAAAGACTCCAAACTTGGTGGAGTGCAGATGTCAGATGCGTTTCTCGCGCAGGATCAACTGACTATTCAAGAAGGCACAGAGATACCTAAGTATAAATACAAGCGTCTGCGCGAAGCGCATGACATGATTTTAGAATTGGCCGAACAAGACGAGTCTTTTCGCCATCAGATATCAGGTCACGGGTCTCGCCTTGCTCGTTCTGAATGGGACAAAGCTGATGCGTGGGAATGGTTTTTGGATGACGCAGGGCAAGACATAAGCGATGCTGCTGGTTGGCTGATTGGTAAGGTTACTGGGGGAGATCAAGACGAAAGAACAAAAGCAGCGCGAGACGAACGAGCCGCTATTGCTACCGCAGGGGGGATCGACTTTAACGACGCAACCAGAGAACTTGCTCGTCGCCTTAATGAGAGCGTGAAACAAAGCGATGCGTTCAGTCTTGAAGAAGTTAAAACTGCTTACAAGCAAGCCATACTTAACGACGCTAACGCTAACAACAAGTTTGAGTTTCACGATGGGGACGATGAAGTAGGCAAGAACATCCGCACATATGGTTACCTTGGCCCTGTGGTTCACCCTGCGGCAATGGCGAACAAAGATGTGTTTGACCGCATGCTTGCTGCCCGCCCTGACATCGACGACAAACTAAAACAAACTTTAACAGATAGCAGAGTCGCCTTCTTGGAGAGTAGCTTTAGTGACATGAGCGACTTGTTGGGCCGCTCTGGTCAAGCAGATGAGTGGAACCAAGCACTCACAGAAGGGAGAGCCAATGGGCGGGCAAACCATGAAATCCTTTCTGACTTTTTAGCCGACGAGAAAAACTTCAACGGGTTTGCTGAAAGAACCAAAGGTGTTGCTTGGTCTTTGTGGGATTCTTTTACAGGTCTAGCAGCAGCTATTCCGGCAGCTTTTGGGGCGGAATGGGCACAAGATACCTTGGTAAATTCTGCTCGTCGTAATTCTGATAGACGAGAAGTAGCTAAACTTTTTGGTGAGGACTTTGGTTTTGGGCAGGACATTGCCGAAACTATTGCTCCTCTTTTGGTCGATGTAGGTGCAACTGCTGTACTCGCGGTGGCTACGGCCCCTGCGGGTGGCGCAGGAGGTGCGGCATATCTTGCAGCCCGACAGGGCGGCAGGCTGACTGCTAAAGGTCTTGGCAAAGCTTTGACTAGTTCTGTTTTCCAAAAAACGGGAAAAGAAACCACAAAAGAAGCAGCCGAAAGATTAGTCAAAGAAGATTTAATTAAGTTGTCTCTTAAAGAGACAAAAGAAGGAACATTCAAAGGAGCTGAAGCCGCTATTAAAGGATACAATGGTTTGTTTGCTAAAAAGTTTGGCATCGCTACCGCTTCTTTTATTCCTGCGGCTACAAGATCTGGGTCAGCGACTTATGGAACACTCTTCCATCAGTTGCAGCAAAACACTGATTTAAGCCGCGCAGAGATCCACGACAGAGCACTTGGTGGCGCGATGATGGCTGGTGCTTTTACTGGATTTATCACTGCTGGGTTCGGTGCCTTGGGCAGAGGTGGTGTAGAAGACGCCTTGCTAAAGGGGATGTCCTTCAAAAAATTATCCGGTGTTTTAAAATCTGTCGCTAACACAAAAGGAATTGGTGACCAGACCGTTGCTAAAGCAATGGCTCTACAACTAAAAGCCCAACTGAAAAAATACAAGTTTTCAGGGGCACGGTCTCTTCTTGGCAATGTTGTAGATGAAGCACAAGAAGAAGCCCTCGATGAGTTTGTTAATGGGTTTATTGTTGATGCCGTTCTTGAAGAGAACACTCCAATGTTGGAGAGGATGTCACAGTCCCTTTATGCTGGCGCACTAGGTGGCGTTATGGGTGCAGGTGTCCCTGCTGTTCAACGAATAAATGCTAAGTTCCGGCCCAATCGTTTTGGAGAAGCTGCGGCTGGTGCCAGACTACGCAGAGATTTTTACGAGGGCGTTGCCTCAAGGCTAGAGGGAACAGACAGCCCACTTACTGCTGAAGCCGTGAGGCAGACAGCTAAAACAGCAGCCCGTATCCGCGAAGCCCAACCCGCAGGGCGGGAAGCTAAACGCCGCACTGTCCCAACAGTAGGAGACCGCGAAGCGACATTTGAACTGGAAACTGCCGTTACCCCTGAAGAAGTCGGAGTGCTATCGTATGGCGAGGTTACTCCTGCTGCTACAATTCAAGTTACTGAAGAGGAGATCAACCGCAGATTTCCCGACTCCCCGCCTGTTGAAGAACTTCAAAAGATAGCAGAAGAAGCGGGTCTTCCTACCGAAGTAGAAGAAGGAGTCGAAGACATAACTGCACGGGCGCAGTTGATGCAACGCATTGTTCGGGCAGAGAAAGCAGAAAAAGTTGCTGAAGTAGCTACCCCGTCTTCTACAGCGCGACCTACCCCTACTGGACCTGCTCCTGATGCTCCCGCCGCTCCTGCTGGGCCTACTCCTGAACTTATAGTGGGCACTGAACCACCTGCTACATTTGGTTCTACAGAAGGAGACCCATTTGCCGACGATGAATCAGCATCTACTTTTCTTTTCCAACTTGAAGACGCCCTTAATACAGAAGAAGGCATGCTGCGCCTCCAACGCGGCATAAATGACTTTGTTGCTGTTGAAGAAACAATCGACGTTTCTGGCGAAGGAAAGATCTCTTTGCCGATGACTCCTTTCAGGGAGAAAGATTTTAGTGAGCTTACTTTCAAGCTAGGTAGTCCTCGCCGTAATGTCGTTGCACAACGTCTGGGGTTAGACCAGATGCAGGTTATTGTTACTGAAACAGGAAGACTTGCGCTTGTAGACCCTCTTCCAGACAGAAAAAAATCTGTCGTCGCTTACGCGGAAGTCCGTCCTTCCGTTTCTCTTGAAGGGGTTGATGTGTCTGAAGCAGGCCATTTTGATCTGTCTGCGTTTAAAGCTGGCGAAGAAATAACCGAATCAGAAATGGCTGAAGTGTTGGAGTATGCAACACTAGCTGTTCGGTTTGGTGTTCCTGTAAGGGTTTCCTCTGCCGCTAGGTTTGGCTTACCTGCGTCTTCAGAGTATTCAGACAAATCGGATCTCATGGCCAAGGTTGTTTATAACCGCTATCCGGTCATTGAGGTAGAAGAACCTGCTGGCGGCAAAGGATTTAAGAGCAGCCGCAGGAGAACTTTCTTCAATCCTAAGACAGGGAAAAAAGAGGAAGGCAAAAAAATAACAGGCGTTGTTGATAGACACGGAAGAGGGTTGTTTAACAACGACCCTATTGTTGTAGCTGAAATGTTGGCGCACAACATTCCTGTAGCAGCGCCACCCGAAGGAACCGAAAACATAAACCCTGCTTTTAAGATAAGAGATGGCTGGGTTGTAGATGTCCTCCGTCCGACATTAGACGGGCAACTTAAAGAGTCTATGGTCGCGCCTGTAGACAAGGTAGGCTCAGTTGAAGCCAACCATGATCTGGCTAATGCGTGGGCGAGTCTCCCCTTTATTGTTGATTATGATAAAATCCTGCCTGATGGGGCACACGGCCTAGCTTCCGATGGCAGCGATTTAGTGTCTGTTGGTATGTCGATGGCTGAACTCGATGTGCAGCTTGAACGATTCCTCGACGCATATACTGCTGATCCAGCGCAGTTTGATTCGTTCATGGATTTCTATGGCGATGAAGGCAACAAGCTGGATGATATCGCTTTTAGAGAAGCCGCTATAACAGGAGCTGTTACTGAGTTCCGCCGTAAAGCCGAACTTTTTGAACTTCGTTCTGCTTTGTTGGACCGCCGGAAAAAATTTACAGCCCGCATAGGCAATAAGGTTACGGTTGCTCCCAATAAGAAAAAAGCAGTAGTCAGGGAACTCTTGTCTCGTATGCAGGAGGATGTCCCGAAAAAAGAAGTAGTTGCTAGGCTACGCTCACTTACTTCTATTAAAAAGTCTGAGACCCCTACCGACACTGAAGTTATTGTTCAGTTTGTTGAAGAACACGTTTTAAACGCTGACGATTTTGCAGGTGGGTCTATGCCTACTTTTACTAAGATTGTCCGCAGAAATGTTGACCGCTACTTAGCGCAACAAGAAGCCAGAGGAACGCATGAAAAAAATGCTGCGTTTGTCAGCATGCACGATCAGGACGCAATGGATGCGTTGGGTCTCCAGAACGTAGAGAACCAAGCTATCTATGTAGACGGGCAAGACACATCTGACCCACTTCCGCCGCAAGTATTCGCGGGTGTTGTAAAACGAACTTTAGACGACGCTGTTGGCGCTATTCGCGAAGACTCAGAACTTAAAGATGCGCTGACTGACTTGGCGTTTCAATCGATCTACCCCGACCCCGACCCTGAGATGGCTACTCATGTCAGGTCTATGCTTGAAACTGAAAGCGGGGTTAAGCAGCTAATGAATAGCATTGGCGGGTGGATGGCAACTAACCCTACAAACCCAGATGCGGCTGAGTTTGTACGCCTTCTTGAATCAGGGCGGTTCCGGTCTGGCTTGGATTTAAGAACAAGCCTTAAGCTTAATGCTATTGCCAACAGACTTGAGGGCGATCCGTCCCAAGATGAAGAGACGATTGAGCTGACAAGAGAACTAATTACTGAATCTCTTGGGCAACCAGCTTCTCGCATACAAGCTGTAAACTTTATCAAAGCGATGGATCAATCTATCCGTCGCCGTCTGTCGCGTTCACACCTTACCGATGCTGAACGTGAACAAGCAGCTCTTAACAATGAAATTGAAATAGCGTTTCTTGGTTTGGAATCAGGCAACCCTGATTCGGTTGTTGAAGCCCTGCAAAAAATTGCTGAGTCCAGTGAGAACCCCAACCACAAGTTGGTGGCTGAGATGCTTCTGGAAGACGAAGAATTTATTCGCAACGTGGGCTTCAGCATGGGGGAAGCCAACTTGGAAGTTGCAGGTGAGTATGTTCGCGGAGCAGATGGATCACACCGTGTGTTTATTAACACAGCTAGCGGTAACGGTCGCGGCCTTGAAAATGTTCTTCTTGAAGAATATGTCCATGCGTTCCTTTCCGATACTCTCAACAAACCACAGAACCAGCTTACCTCAAAACAACGCCTCGCCCGCCAGCGGCTGCAAGGACTGCATGCGATGGCGATGGAGCAGTATGCTGCGAGTGATGAGACCAATGCTATTCTGGAAGACGGCCTTGTAAACTTGGACGAGTTTGTTGCGAGCTTCTTACTGTCTCCTGAGTTCCAGTATCACATTAAGAAGCTGGACACACCGCAAGGACAACGCGGATTCTTCCGCCGCATTATTGAGTCGATCACTGGCTTGTTCCGCAAAGTTACTCCGACTGAAGGAAAACAGTTTGCGGATGCTATGGAAGACATCCTTGATCTGGGGCGCACCACTCACCGGAATGTGACCAACAAAGTCCTGCCTGCTGTTGCGTATGACGCAGCTCAAGCGACTGCGGACGCTAATGCGCGACGTGCAAAAATGCGGGAGAGCTTCGCAGGACGCATTCGTGAGCGCCAAACAGAAGCTGCTGAAGCGGCTGAACCAACAACAATCCCTCAAGATGCCGTTGTTTTTATAACGGAAGAATTTGAAAATACTGATCGTGGTAATCTTATACGGGAAAAATCTCTGCCAGAGATTATCCGTATTGCTGAAACGGCTGATGCGGTAGGCCCAGAAGGAGTTCTTACTGAAGAACAAGTATTTGCCGTTGATATAAGGAATACTTTATCTAATTTTTTAGAAACAAACCAAGAACCAGATGCAGATACTGCCATTGGCTCGTTTGGTGAACGCAGGCGGCTAGAAGCTTTACGGGAAGAGGAAACGGCGCAGCTAAAAGAAGAAATTGCAGAGACAGAAGGTGATCCCGTTGTAGCGGCTGAAGTGCAAGGGGTTATTGATTACATAAGTGAAAGGCTCCCCCTAAATAAGAGACTAGCGTTTGACGAGGACATGGATCAAACAGCTAGGGTTGATGGCGTTACGATTTTTATTAACCCCAACCAACTAGCTGCTCTTATACATGGTTTAGATCCTCTCGCTCAAAAAGCTATTGCTTACATTATCGCTCACGAAGAATTAGCGCACATCGCTTCTTTCAGGTCACTGACTGATGCTGACATCAACAGCATTATGGAAGTATTAAGTGATGAAGATTTTGATGCTATTGCAGAGGAATACGGCAGCGGTATTTTAAACTCTGAAAAACGAGCCGCACGGGTAGCGGAAATGAAAGCAAACCTTCGCTCAGAAGACCCTGCTGTGGCCTATGAAGAAAGAAAGCGTTTGGTTGAGGAAAAGCTCCGCATGCAGTTGCAGAAAGCAACGAAAGGTTTCACTACCGAAGAAGACACGCAGTTCTGGTCACAAAACCCAAAACTGTTGTCTATCCTTAAACGCTATATCAGCGCGGCCATTAACAGGTTCATTGCGAATAGACGCCTTAGCCGCGAGCCACACGGTCCTTTAGATTCAGCCATTCATACTCTTATGAATGAGATGATCGCGATTGAAGCTAATTTTGAGCGCGACAATAAGAACATGAATCTTAATTTCGAGGCCCCTGCGGAAGTCCTAGAGACATTTCGGCGGGCCATGAATGTAGACACGATTGAAGAAACCGCCGATCAAGCAGAGGAAGAAGCGATTGCTTTCCAGTTGTTTACACAAGCTTCTGCTGATGCTCCTTTGTTTAATGCAATCATGCGGGCGTCTGATTACGAAATGGTTGAGGGCAAAAGATTTGTCCAACAAGTCCCCCGCGACAGGGACGCAGACGGCCATGCCGCTGAACGAGCTGCTGCTTCTAGGGCTGCTGAACAAGCTGCTCAAAGGGCACGAACCACAGGCTTTAGAGGCAAGGTTAATTTTGGGCAGCGGGGCGATAGGAGAATAGCCAGAATTAACCCCAGTTCTGCTCGTGGGACTGGCCCTGAAAACTTTACCTTACAAGGATATGGGCTAGACCCCCGCTTCAGGTCTCTGCGTTCAGTAAAAGCTAGAGAGTTAGTTGGGTTCTTCGCTAAAGATTTGTTGGGGGAAAATGACCTCAATTTTTGGGGACACACGATTAGCACCCATATGGACGAGGAGGGCAGAAAGTTACTTGAAAAATTAAAAAGTAATCATGCCAGAGGTCGTTCGGTAGAGATGCCCCCTCTTTCTATCCCTATATCTCCCACAGTTCCTGATGCCGACATGGGCGACGCTCTCATGGACGGGAACATGACCACAGATCAGCTTATGAGGTCGTTCACGGTTTTAGACCCTTTTGAAGACGCTCTGGCTGGTCGAAAAATCAGAGAAGATCTTTCTGATATGGATAAGAAAACAGTCAACCAGACTTTAGCTTATCTAGCTTTCTTTGCAGATCTCGCAGAAGGCGCAGATATCGATCAGGATGTAGATGTTCCTGTTATGTTTGGGATTACTCCGTCTGTTGCAGCGGACACATCCAACCCGATTAC